TTCTATGAATACTTTATCCTGAATTAAGGCATCCACCTCATACCATTTATTATTAGTTCCCAAAAATTCTTGGTCTGATGGTACATTAGCATATTGTGTTCCATCTTTCAATAAAACACTAGTAACGCCTAATACATTTTTTTCAGGTAAAAATAGTTCTAAAAACGGAACAACATCATTTGGTAAAATTGTTTTTTTGAATACTTTTGTGACACCATTTACTACCGTGTCTCTTTTTGTAATCGTATAATTTAATATGTTTCCATTAGAGTCTAAGTTTGGAACTTTTTTTCTATTTGGAAAACCTTCAGGATTAAATGGTGATGAAAAATCAATATCATAAACCGTTTCAAAAAGTTGTCCCGCACCTTGTAGTTGAGAACCTCTTCTTAATATACCACAATATCTGATATCTTCCTTATCCCCAAAAGCCGGAACTATTATAGAAAAATCAACTAACGCAACCGATGGTCTTTGACCTGGAACCTTTAATCCATATGTTCTTGCGATATTATATATTGATGACCTTTGTTGTGCGTATTGTAATACAGTTTCTTGAATACTTCTATCAATCTGAAATTGTAGGTTATCTGATACCGCAGCGTTTAGGTCTAATAAAACCGAAAACACGGAAGCGTCATTTACATTAGATAAAAGGTCGGGATAATAGGTTCTTACAAAGTTTATAAGTTCAGTCCTTATGGATTGGAAATCTCTGACTGTATAAGATATTTTTTTATTTGCCATGTTTTTTAAATATTAATAATTATAAAATCGCTACTCTGAAAAGCATTTGATGTAACGACAAAATCAATTCTTACTTTTGCGGTATGTTCTTTTGTTGCGATTCCCGGTACTCTAAATACCCTTTCATCACCGTCAATAACTGTTCTGTTATCTGATTCCTCGTCTGTTGATGCATCATATACCTGTAGACCTGTTATTTTAAGATTTGGTATGTATTTTTGTACTGAATCTCTAATTTCAGCCTCGATTTGAGAGAATGTTGGACCATCAAGTGGTTCAAAAATATATTCATATAATCTTGTTCCAAAATCAGGTAAAAAATACCTAGTACCCTTTCTCGTAAGTAATAAATGAATTAAATCTGTTCTTAGTTCTTTTTCAGGTGTTTTTGATAAATCTAAATACCTTCCATCTACAGAATCTCTGAATGGAAAATTAATTCCGTATGTAACTCCATTTGCCATACCTATAAATATAAGGTGTTAAATTTTGCTTTCGTTAATATCATAATAATAACTATCACCATCCTCAGAAATCCATCTATCTGAACTTGTCTCAACTGATGGTAGTAAATTATCAACTTTTATATCTTTTAAATTCAACGGAAAATCAGTCGTTATCCAATTTGAATCTTTCCAAAATATTCTGTTGTTTGGTTGACATAAAAGATACCCATCGTCAGACACAAGTAAATGTCCACACTTATAATCAGATGGTTCATCTGAGTAAGCATTATCAAACCAATCAATTGTCATTAGATACGCTACCCAAACTTTTGTTTTGTCTTTTAAAACAACCTCACCCCTTTTTCCTTTAAGAAATTCATATTCCGTTACACTAACATTTTCTGAAAAACAATCCCAAAGTTGTTTAAAGTGAAAAGGAATGTCAGATGTTGGTTCTTTCAAGAATATCTCTGAGATTGGAACCCTTGACCTTAACATACCGTAGTCGGTCATTATGTGAAAGGTTAATATTTTACCTGATACAGATTGTATCCCAAAAGCATAAGCGTTATGGTACTTATCGTTATCTTTTTCATTTTTGGTAAAATGTGATAATCTTACAAAACACTTAAAACTTTTAATATTTTCATTTAGTAACCCCACACTTATAAATATCCACCTTTATAAAACAAAAAATCCCGATTTCTCGGGATTTATGTTATGCTGAACATCCAAAACATTCTACCAAACTACTGTCGGGTTTTGGTGGTAAATTCATTTTACTGTAATCTACTTCGGGTAATGATTGGGGTTTTACTTCTTGACTCATGTCCACCGCCAAGTGTTTTGCTCCCGTTGATATCGCCTTTGTTCTTACATAGTAACACAAAGTTTTCAATCCATTATCCCAAGCCTTAAAGTGAGATGAGGTAATCTTTGACACTGTTGGGTTTGCCAAATAGATATTCATAGATTGAGATTGGTCAATAAATGGTGCCCTATCAGATGACATATCAATTAATTCTCTTTGTGAAATCTCCCAAATAGTTTTATATTTTTTCAAAAGATGTTCAATTCTTTTTACTTTTTTATTGTAATTCTTATCCTCAGCGTCCAAGTATTTGTTGAAATTAATTGGTTGGATTGAACCTTCGTTTATGATGATTTCATTTTTAACTTGTTCGTTCCAAATACCGATTTTTTCAAAGTCGGTAATAAGATATTTGTTTACAATCATAATTTCTCCACCAACAACTCGTCTGTTAAATAACGCTGAGTGAGCAGGTTCTGTCATTTCATAAGACCCTGTGATTTTTGCCGATGACGCTACTGGCATCTGTGCAGTGGTGAGTGAATTACAAACACCAAACATCTTGACGCTTTCTTTTAGTAAGTTCCAATCCCACATTCCTGATAGGTTACTTTCACCTAATCCCCACATATCAAATTGGAATACTCCTTGTGACATTGGTGACCCTTGGAAGAAGTCGTATGGTTTGTATTCTCCTGTTTTACACAAGTTATTTGATTCGTAAATCGCTCCGTAATAGATGGTTTCAAAGATATCTTTGTTTAGTTTCTTTGCTTCATCAGAAGTGAAAACGTAGTCCATTAAGTAAAATACATCTGCCAATCCTTGAGTTCCGATACCAATTGCTCTTTGTTCTAATCCTCCTTTTTTACCCTTTTCTGTTGAGTAATAATTGATGTCGATAACTTTGTTGAGGGCTCTTACGACCTTACGAGTTTCTTCGAACAGTCTTTGGAAGTTGAACTTACCGTCTTCAATGAAGTTTTTCAAAATCATGGATGATAATGTACAAATCGCTGTAGTTTTTTCATCAGTGTATTGATAAATCTCATTACACAAATTTGATTGTTTAATTACACCTATATTTTGGTGGTTTGTCTTTTTGTTGGCATTATCTTTTGAACAAAGGTATGGTACTCCAGTTTCAATTTGTGATTCGATAATCTTATACCATAACTCTTGAGCCTTTATTTTTCTACCTAAACCTAATCTTACGGCTTTGTTGTAGATTTCTTCGTATTCCTCACCGTAGCACTCTTGGAGTGGTTTTAATCCCGCTTTGTTAATGTCATCAGGACAGAATAAATACCAATCTGATGATTCACGAACCGCTCTCATAAAGTTATCAGGTAACCACAAAGATGTGAAAAGGTCTCTTGCTCTTAACTCTTCAGGTCCTGTGTTTTTCTTAATATCCAAAAGGTCGAAAATGTCTTTGTGCCAAGGTTCAATGTAAATCGCCGCACTTCCCGGTCTTCTTCCTTGTTGGTTAAAGAATCTCAATGATTCATTTACGATTTTAAGATACTTCAACAATCCACCGGCAAATCCACCTGATGAAGAGATGCGGGTATCTTTTGACCTTAGATTACTCATACAAAGTCCGATACCTGCAGCATCAGATGAGTATGTTGAGATGTCTTTTAATGTGTCCAACAATCCTACTCTTGAGTCGTCGTTATTGTAGTGTAATACACAAGATGCTAGTTGAGGTACTTTGGTTCCCGCATTAATCATAATAGGGGTTGCAGGAGAGATAAGTTGGTTTGACAGGGAATTGTAGTATTCAACTGCTTCTTCAAAAGATTTAGTAACCCATAAAGCGACTCTCATATACATATGTTGAGGTCTCTCAACTGAAACACCATTTGAGTTTTTCAAAAGATACATCTCATGTAATGAACGCCAAGCGAAATAATCAAAGTTGTAATCAAGTTCGTGGTTGATAGCGGCATCAATCTTATCTTTACCATAGTATTTCATAGTTAAAATAAGGTCTTCATTAATAATACCCTCATTATTTAAACTTTCCATAACTTCATAGAAACTTGGATTTGTTTCTTTGTGGTAGGATGAAATCGCAACTGTGGCCGCCAATCTACTGTAATCGTAGTGACTTCCTGTATAGGCCGCCGAAATCTCATAAACCAACTTATCCAAATCCATAGTGGTGATTTTACCTTCGGTAGGAACGGATGTAATTACTTTGATGAATATTTCATCTGAATTCACGTTAAGTGACTTTGCAGCCTTTTTAATTCTGTTGTATATTTTGGTGGGGTTAAAGGCCACTTCTTCCCCACCTTTTTTAATAATAGTTAATGACATAGTTTATAATTTAAAAATCTTCATCAAATGAGATTGCCTCGTTAAGTTTTGCTTTTTGATACTCGATAGTTCTACTCTCAAAGAAATTACCTTTGGTTTCTACCGCAATTTGTTCCATAAATTTAAATGGTTGTTCTACGTTAAATTCTTTTTTACATCCGAATTTAACTAAAAGTCCATCAACAACAAACTCCAAGTATTGTTTCATTAGGTTTTGGTTCATACCAATTAATGAAACAGGTAATGATTCTGTGATAAATTCCTTCTCAATATCAAGTGCTGACAACAATATCTCTTTGATTCGTTTTTCTGATATTTTGTTTTCAATATGATTGTTAAATAAATGAATTGCGAAATCACAATGTAGGTTTTCGTCTTTGAAAATCAAAGCGTTTGCGTTACACAATCCTTGTAGGATACCTCTTGATTTCAACCAAAAGATTGAACAGAATGAACCTGAAAAGAAGATACCTTCAACCGCTGCAAAAGCAACTAATCTCTCCTGAAAAGATGCATTTTCAATCCAATTAAGCGCCCAATTAGCCTTCTTTTGAACTGCAGGGAGGTGTTCGATTGCTCTGAAACACTCCATCTTTTCTTTGGGGTCGTTAATGTATGTATCAATTAATAGGGAATACATCAATGAATGGATGTTTTCCATCGCGAGTTGGAACCCGTAGAAGAATTTCGCTTCAGGATACTGAACTTCTCTGTAAAAGTTTTCTGCTAGGTTCTCGTTAACGATACCGTCAGACGCCGCAAAAAACGATAATATATTTTTTACGAAATACTTTTCATTGTCAGATAATTTTTCCCAGTCTCTAATATCACCACTTAAATCGACCTCTTGTGCGGTCCAAAAAGCAGATTGATGTTTTTCGTAGAAGTCCCATATATCGTTATGTTCGATAGGGAATATAACAAACCTATTAGGGTTCTCTTTTAGTATTTTTTCCATAATTAATTAACTTGTTGTTTTTCTTTTCTTTTATCCATCAATTCTTTCATTCTCTGACGACGTTTCTCTTCTTGGTTTTCTTCGTGACCCAAGAATGTTGTTGATGATTCAACATCAATTTCTAACATCGCATTATCAAATTTACAATTTTCAAAAACAACACCATCGTCACCGATACGAGATTTTGTAATTGCAATTGTTGCAAGTTTCATTTCTTTTTGTGGTAAGGATTTTGCCACTGATATGATAACGTGACCCACTTGTGCCTTTTTAATCGAACCTCCCATTTGGTCTGTGGTTACGACCTCTGATGAAATAGATGACCTATTTCCTTGTGTTGCGGTCCAACCTACCAAAGATAGTTCGTGACACATTGCTTCAAACCCTCTCATAACTGACCCCTCACTTTTCCACTCATCTTGAAGTTGTCTATCAGGTAATACACAATCAATGTAATCTAACAATACCATATCAATTTGTTGTCCGTCAGCAATTAACTTTCTAATTGAGTTTTTGATTTGATTCATAGACAAAGTATCGGAAGCGTATTTTTGTAAAATTAACTTATTATTCATAGTCCCTTCAACTTCTTTTACCTTTTTTAAAACTTCGTCTTTCTTAAGTGTTAAGTCATCGGGGTGGATTCCTGTCCATAATACGATGTGTTTTCTTTGGATAATCTTTGGGTTGTCCTCGAAAAATATCTGTAGGACATTGTACCCTAAATTAAATGCATGGTTAGCCACTTTAGTTAGTAAAGTGGACTTACCCACACCCGTAGGTGCTAAGATAACACCAATTTCTCCTTTTGCCAAACCACCTTTTAATAATCTGTCGATACCAGGTATCCCCATAGGTATCGGATGTCTGTAATCCTCGTTCAAAACTTCATCTAAGTTTGAGAACACGTCCATGAGGGATGTCTCTCTTTCACCTACTTGTAATGCGGTTTTAAATAATTCTTCAATTGTGTCGTAACTTTCAAACTCCCCTCCGTCGATGATTTTTTGAGCCCTTGTCATCGCCTTTGAAACTTCTTGTTGTTTACAGAATTTCAAAGCCTTTTCTTGTACGAACTGTGGTCCATCAATGTTAACGTCCTTGATTTTTTTCACAGTGTCGAGTACAACTTTCGCTACCATTTCTTGAGGTAGTTCGCTCCTTGTAATCTGATTTAAAGTTTCGAAAGATGGTGTAACTTCGTATTTCTTGTAATACTCCTTAATCATTTGTAATATGATTTTGAAGTATTTGTTCTCGAAATAATTGGGTTCAATAACATCAACAATAGAGTGAGCGAAGTCCTTGTCTACAACAATCTGATTAAGTAATTGTAATTGAAATGATTGTCCTAAATATTCAAAATTTTTCTCTGTCGCCATAATTAATTTGTTAATGTATTGAATAAATATTACCCTTCTAAGTTATAATCCATGTATTCGTAAGTTAATTTTTTTTCCGAGAAAATCTCAGTCAGGGTGTTCAATATCGACTTTAATTTTGGACGGAGGTCTACGGTGTACCTTACTTTTGGCGGGTAAATCTTCGCGTCGAGGTAACGATTATATAAAACGGTATCTCCGTTTCTAATCATTAGTGAAAAACTCTCAGAGCCTTCGGTGATTGATGTTTCCATAATCTGCGGATTCTCAAATATGTCATACATATTGTCGAGCATGTAAGTCGCAGTTCTCACTCGTAAATCGGATTTAAACCCTTCAATGAATTCAGAAATGTAGTCGTGAAGTTCCATTGAGTTACGGGCTTTGTGGTTATATCCCCTCACATTGAAAAATCGTTGTACGATAATATTTCCATTAACTTTGAGTAAAAACTCCAACTTGGTTGAATCTTGTTCTTTCATAATTTATTTTTTTCGTTTTTATATTTCTTTTTTTCTTTTCTTGTTAGTTTCATTATTGGTCTTAGAAAATCAACCCAAGCATCATCGGTTTTTGGTAGATACTTGAAGATTCCATCATCCATCATCATTTTGATTAGATTCTTATATCCCCTACCATCAGGGTCCAAGGTTTCTTTATAATATTCTTCTACAATAGTTTTACCTTGGTCTGTAATAAGTGGTTCAGACAAATCAATTATCTTTTGATTAATTACAAAAAATTCTTCTCCATATACACCATCTTTAGTTTTACCTGTTAATAGATTTTTAAGTGCGACGTTATCTTTGTCCTCCTTTAGTAGGAGTTCCGCCTTTGATAAAATATCACTAAAGGTAGTGGGATTTTCAAGTATCTCGGGAAATAATTTAACCAAAGTTTTTTCTCCCATCAAACGAATACCATCAATATTGTCAGATGTGTCACCACAAACAATTTTGGTTGTTTTGATATTATAATGGGGAAACTCCAAGTCCTTATTTTTAATCATATCACCCATCTTATACGTTCTTTTTTGTTGGGGTGAATATACAGAGACCTTTTCAGAAATTAGTTGTGTTAAATCCCTATCCGATGAAAAAATTGTTTTTTGTTCGTCTTCAGATATATGACAATAATATGCGATTAAGTCGTCCGCTTCATTATCATTCATCTCAACTTGACGAACAAACATCTCCTCAAGATATTGTTTAACACGTTGTTTTTGGTAATTAAACGAACCTTCTTTTAAGGGGTCATTTTCAGGTCTTTGTCCTTTGTACTTGGGGTATATTAGTTTTCGCGCTGATGAGTTTGAGTCACCGTCCCAAAATACAACTACCTTATCTAAATTCTCTTGTTCTATGAACTTACGGAGAGTATTTAAAAAATGATAAATACCTCCGATATGTTCACCTTTGTGGTAAAATTCTTTGACTCCGTAAAACCCAATTTTCAAAAGGTTATTACCATCAACTAAAAGTGTTTTTATCACTTAATTGTTTTTAAATTGTTTGTAAAAAAATTCTTGATGTTATTCATCAATTTCTGATTCTGATTCGTCTAAGAGAATCTCACCTGTTCCCGAAAGTATTGCGTTCCAATAATTAGAGTATTGTTTCTTATATAGTTCTAAGGCCTCTTTAGTATCACTAATATACCCTTGTGGTACTGCAATAATCTTACCGTCTTTATATCCCAAACCATTTACGTGGTTTTTGATAATGGATACTTTGGTTCTAATTGCGTAAGATATTGTTCTTCCGTTTTTAGTTGCGGTAATATGATTAATACCTGCCTTCTTTTGATTACCGAATAAGAACACTAAAGCAGATGCCAACCAAAGAGCCTCACCACCTTTTGCCTTAATTTCAGGTTGTCCGAAAGGATTGTCAGGTAAGTCAACCCAAGGTTGGTTAACCACAACCATAGTATTGTAATATGGGTAATCTTCTTTCAATACTAT